TCATACGATGATCCGTCAGGTGTTCGGACGTGGCATACCTCTCCCAGCTCCGCAATGTGTCGGATGTCATCAATGAGCGGATCATCCTTAAGCAGCACTGTATCTATGCTCACATCTCGAGTCACAGCCGGATTCCAATCGCCCTGGATGGACCCATTGAGATAAGCTGTCCGCTTGAAGTCCTTGGCCCATTCACTATTTAATGTGATGTTATACGGCAGATTGATCTCACCATATCCCGGAACAGTGAGTATGATGTCATCAAGTACAAGTCCGTGATCTACGTCCGCGATTGCCGGCTTATCAGCTCCGCGATAATCTCCGTTTGCAGTCATATCCACTGCGCGATATCCGCCTTTTGATGCAGGATAAGGGTCAACGTATGTCGTTCCAAAATCTCCGCCCTTGACGATAAGCACCGGGGCATCTTTGGAAAGCCTATATATGTCAACCTTATCGGTCAACACTGCACTTGCCGGAGCTGTTGCCGTAATCTTGCAGATGTTACCATCTGCCACAACGGCCACAGTAGGTTCTTCGGGCTGATGTGCCCAGGCTATTGCAACCACTCCTGTATTGGTCACAGTCTGACCATAGCTATCTGTGACAGTTACAATGAAATTATAAGACTGTCCGTCATCCAGATGCCCGATCAGGTCATCAACCGTGATCTGTGCATTAGTGACATTGCCCATGTGTGTACGGCTGAACACCACCTCATCCACAAATCCGTCATTTTTGCTCCCATCAGGACGCTCTTCCACAAAAGGATTTATCCGGGTGAGTGCTACGGTCACATATCCGCCCACACCTGCGCCGCTTACACTATATGTCATAGGCATGGCCGTCACAGTGCCAGACAATCCGCCCCAGCTCGTTGTGATCACCGGAACGGGCAACGCTGCAACCGTCACAGTTATTGCATCAGATGCAAGGGATCTCTTGCCCGAAGTAGAGATTGTGCGAACTGATATGCTATGAGTGGAACCCACCGCCCATTTAGGAGTAAAGGTGTAACTCTGCACCGTACCTTCAACGCTATACATACTATTGTCAACATAGATCTCAGCGCCCGCCTGATCAGTGCCATCTCCGGACATATAATCCCAATTGACCGTCACCGACTTATCCGAGGTTATTGTGGATACATCCAGCCATACGCCCGGTTTGTCAGGTGCCTCGGACAGATCCACCATGATCATTGAACCACACCAAGGCCCATAGGAATCTGTATCGTCATTATCTTCTGCCCAATGGACTGACCGGATCTTGAAATACCACTTTTTACCATACTCCAGATCCGTCACATAGAACGAATTGACACGCCCATGCACTTCAAACTCGCTCGGCGGAGATGTGCTCTCCCATGCATCCGGATCATCTGCCCACGATATGACTGCACCGTTTGAATATTGCCATGTGGTTGTCCACTTAAGCAGCACTTTCCCGTTGTTTGTTTTTTCGCCGGACCCTGCCCCCGTGCTTTCAGACCCTGCTTCTCCTGCAGACACACTTGAGGGCGCGGTGGGCAGATTAGCTTCCGTGCTCTGCCAGACAACCGCTGATTTAACGGTAACATCAACATCGTTATATGCTGCACGTATTCCAAACTGCGGTGAAGGTGTTGACGAGGTTCGCGACCATGAGCATGTTAAGCTTGTGTTGGTGGCCGCAGTTGTATATAACACATTAAGTGCAGAATCAACTGCCTCAATAGCGGCTCCCGCGATCCCGCATGTATCAGTAAAGTTAAATGTTATCGTTTGTTGCGCAGCGTCTATCGAAAAGCTGTTAATCGTAGGAGCTGACAACCCGCCATTTGCAACATAATAAGCACCACTTGTTTTAGACCCGCCACCTCGCCGCGCAATAGTCCGAATCCAAAGTGCTTTATTTGTACCGATACTGTTTACGCTAAATGCAAATGCAGAGCTCAAACTACTTGGAGTTATGGTCTGGCCTGTTGTCCATGTTGCCGATACCGGGCATGAATATCCTGTAGCAGGGGTTTCTATCGCATATTGTATCTCTACTTCATGAACGTCCCCCGTAACCATTTGCTCAAATGTTCCGGTCACATATCCGCTAGAATATCTATAGTTTTTCAAGGCACCAGAATTTTTTGGTGCCGCAAAGCAGATAGGGGATATCGTCGCCCAGGGTGATGCGCCGCCGATTGTACGGACACGGCACCTGAAATGCCGGTATCCCGATACATCTGAAAAGGTCTGTGTCCCTGTCGCCCCGCCTGTTCCACTTGTGACACTTGCAGCTGCCCAGTTCGGTTCCGTAGCATGTGGAGAGTTGACAGTCTGATATTCCACATCTTGGAACCACAGATTATCTTTAGATGTATATCCCGAAGCGGTCCACGTGAATCCCGTTGACCCACTATATGACAATGCGGGTTTGCTCGGAAGCCTAAAAGTATAGGTGCACTCATCTGACATGTCGAAATTTGTAGATGATCCCATCCGAACCTTAAAGATAAAGCTCTTAAATATCTTATCTGTAGATGGATAGTATGACGAGCCGACGAATGATATTGGGCATGACGTAGACCCTGCCGACAGAGGCACCTCGTTAAACGCAACCTTGCTAGCGGTCTGTCCTTCCAACACGACCTTGCATTTAAGGACGCCTTTGCCAGTGCCCTTATAGTTAGTTGGCAGGCTCCATTTACATGTCAATACATTGTTATTTCGGGATACGCTTAATCCCGTGCATTTTTTTTTAGCCATATGCCATCCGTGCCTCTCTCTGCAAGGTGCGCACAAATCCTCTTGTCCATGCCTCAGGATCTTCAGCGCCATTAACAGTGATTGTATTGTTGAAAGTGGTCGAGTTTATGCCTCCTGCCTCGGTCGCCAGATCCATCTTTACTTGACTGCTCATGATGGAATTCAATCCGGTCATGGCATTTTCCACCAGGTCCTCATTGTCGGTTATTCCGAGAGCAACACCCGCAGCAATCATCTTACCAACCTGGTCGCGCATAACCTTTGATGGCGATTTGATACCAAAGAAGCCTTTTATTGCATCAAGGGCACTGGCACAGAAGCCTTTTATCTGATTTATTAGCCACTCCACAGAGCCGTTTATACCCTCCCATAGACCCTCTACTATATTTCGGCCTATGGAAACGAGCTGCCCGGGCAGTTCCGTAATCTTTTCCACTACAGCAGTGACAAGCTTGGATGCCGCCTCACGCCCTTTTGTAAGCATCTCAGCTCCCCAGCTCACGATTGCAGTAATAACATTCTTAAGCCCGGTCTTAAACTTAGTCACCAGTGTTGTGAGTACCGTGCCCGCTGTTGTTACCATCTTGGTGATAACAGTTTTGATATTTGTTATAAGCTCAGTGCCCCATGAAATCACTGTTGGAATGATCTGCTTGAACAAAGTTTTGAATGTGTTGATCATGGCAGGCCATGCGCTCTTTATGCCCTCAATCATTGATTTTATAATGTCGGGCATTGCAGAAATCAAAGATAATGTGATCTGCGGAAGCTGTAAAGTCAGCATTGCAAACAGCTGGACAAAACCTGCCACGAGCTCAGGCAGGCAATCCATCAGACTTGTCACAATGCCAGTGATTATTTCGGGCATAGCATCTATCAGCGCCCCTATGATCGTGGGAAGTGCAGAAACCACGCCTAGCACTAGCTGGACCGCGCCTTTTATGAGCTCTGGGGTAGCAACAATCAGGCCATTAACAATGGCAATAATAATGTCCGGAAGTGCAATCAACAATGGATTTATAATAGCGTTTATATTTGACGCAACCAATGTCACTAATTGCACAATCCCTGAAATGACCATTGGGGTCAATTCAACCAGTGTTTGCACCAATTGTGGAATGACAGACACAATAGCTGACAACAGAACAGGCAAAAGGGAGGGGAGTGTATCCGCCACGGCTTGTACTATGCTTGTCGTTGTTTGCAGGATCGCAGGGATTGCGCCAGACAGGCTCTCAATGATACTCTGAATGCCACTTGCCATCTGATCCGCTCCGGACATGTCGCCCTTGAACAGATCCGCAAGGCCATCCGTCACCTGTGTAGCAGCGGGCAAGAGTTCCCCTATCATAGAATTCTTAAGGCCGCTGATGGTGCCCTGCATCTTGGTCGTGGAGTCCTGGAAATCGGCGGATGCTTTGACTGACTCATCCGACATGACCATTCCATACTCATGAGCCTCATCAATCAGAGCCTGCGTGTCCTCAGCGGTCATGTTGAGCACTGCCGCCATGTCAACAGCGGACTTGCCAAGCAAATCCGACGCCGCGGCTGTTCTTTCCGCAGACGGACCCATCTCCTGCAGTTTTCCGATAACAAGAGCAAGCTGCTCTTCCTGAGTCTTCCCGCCCAGATCGGCAATCGACAGACCAATGGCATTTAGTTTTTCTGCAGCTCCTTCCGATCCGTTTCCGGCATCAGCAATAACCCCTGACAGGGTTTTCATACCTGTCTGCAGCTTGCTTATGTCCGCGCCGCTCCGCTCAAAAACATAATCCCATTCCTGGAATGCTTCTGCAGAAATACCAATCTTCTGTGACATCTTATCTATGTTGTCACCATAAGACGATACGTCCTGCGCGGCACCTGCAAAAGCTTTTCCTGCCATTACGGTGCCAGCTGCTACCGCCGCAGTAGCCGCGCCAATAGTCCCAATGCCGCCTTTGAGGACGGAACCCATAGAGCCGAGCATAGAAGCTCCGCCCTTTGCGCCTGCACTCTTACCCGCAGAATCAGCTGCCGCACCTAACTCATCCGATATAATGCGCTGTGATCCTTCCATTGACGGAATGATCGTTACAACAGCTCTTGCAACTTCTGGTGAGTTTCCTGCCATTTTTTCCGTTTCCTCTCAAAGAATTCTTCAAGTTCTTGTTTTGTGACTGCGCCCTTGCCGATAGTTTGTTGTTCTTCCTTCTTCCCTGGGCGCGGATACGGTTTAGGCTGCTTAGGCTTCTTTCCTGAACCTATACCGCATAGATTCGCATTGATGATCGCCAACATGTCGAATATATCCGCAAGTATGGCGTTTGTTTTCACTCTCGTAGCCCATTCGGCCTGTTCTGCATTAAGAGACCGCATCAGCGCCGAATCGTAGGGCAAATGCTCTAAATAAGCTTTTAGGGAGTGCCAACTGATAGCACCCCCTAGCTCTTCAATCCCGTGACCTGTCAGCCTTAACAGGTCTGTTGTTATAGCCTCACTGTTTTCGTCCACGAATTCGGTGAGGCTTATAATTCCCCCGGCGTGACACCTGACACCTTCTTTGTTTCTTCCGTCCACGCTCTGATGATCGCTGAAAACTGCGCCAGCGTGAGCGAGTCAACAACCTCTTTAGGCATGTATTGTGACAGGAATTTCATGATATCATCATCCGTCTTGAGCGCCTTGATTCTCTTAACAGGGATGTGATTACCAAGAGGGATCATAAATGACTTCTCTCCGTACTTCACCTCGAGAGAGTCAATCTGTTTTACCTCATTGAGATCAATGATCATTATGAGCTACTTCCCTCAACTCCGTCGTCCACGATCATCTCAAGGCTATTATCGAGAACGGTGATGGTGGGAGTCCAGTTCACACTCGAACCGGGTGCGAATGATACGCTCTCCATTGACTGGATCTGGCCCTTGCACGCAAGGGATATCATCTTGTCTCCATCCTTCATCAGGAACAGGAAACACTCTGCCGGGGGCAGCTCACTGCTTGAAAGTTCAGCCTTGATAAGCTCGCCGTGAGAAGAGTTTGCGGGGACAACAGAGACATTGTCCTCACCGAGCACGGTTTTCAGCGCCTCTTCGGTAGTATCCATGATCGGAGCCTGGATGGTCTCGCTATGATCCGAAAGAATAACTCTCTTGATCACGTTCGCCCAGTTCTTCAGGAGCTCCGTGGACTTATCCGTTGTGAGCGTGATTCCGTCCTGCGTTACATCGCCCACCTTCTTCCATGCGCTCGAAAGCGTTTCGGCAGGGTAATTCGGGAATGCGGTTCCTTCGGGCGCGTGGAAAAAATGACCCGTAGACAACCCGATACCAAGCATAACATCAGACATCTTTATACCTCCATAATCGTTTTGTGCGCCCGAACCATCAAAGTCACGGTGCACATTGCTAAATCAGGCCGGACAGGGTCAGCGCTCCATCCGCCTAAAGAGTTAATAGTTACATTCCGCAGGGCTGTTGTCTGCTCATTTGCAATCTTCATCAACAATCCTGTGGCTTTTCGTGCCAACACATCAGCCTCGTATTCTGTTCCGGCCCTTGCGTAAAGCATCACCATGAATGTATCAATGGTATTTGCTTCCGTGCCGCCTATCTTGCGGATCTCCACCGAGGGGAGCGCGAGAGTTTTTGGCAATGGCCTACAATACGCTGTCACATATGGGCTTAGCGCACTCTGTATCTCGTTTTCAACATCAATCATCACGTCAACATTCATGTCACTGCTCCTGATAACGCATTGTATTCCGCCTCGGCAACACACGAGGCCCGATCTGTGCACTGGACAAATCCAACCCATCGACCACCGCCATAATTGCCATACATAACTGTCTTCTCATAGCCTTCGCTATCTTCTAACAGGTTGGCATTTGCTTTGCTTTGGATCTCCGTTGTAGCTTCATCAACAAGCGCCTTGACACCATCTGATAAAAGGATCTCCCGGAATCCAGCTGATATGAACTCTATTTTCATCTGCTTGCTCATCCGCTGTATCTCCTGAGGTTTATCACAAGATGGTCAAGCGCCCCTGTTGCCGACGGCCAAACATTGACCTCGCCGTTTATCTCATAGGTGTTACCATTGTAAGTGATCCTGTCACCAGCCTGGATGTCTGCATTGGCGGGAGCATACAAGGTTATCCCCTGCATTATCCCGAGCACTCGCCCGTCTTCAGATAACCCCGTTGATGCAGGCTGTCCGTGGCAATTGGTAATCGTCAGCTCACTTGCTTTGTCCCAATCCGGCACAGTGGATCCCCTGACTGTTTTCTCTCCGGGCCTTATTCGAGTTATCGTATCTCTCCACCAGTTAAGCATCAAAACTCCCCCTGCAATCGGTACGGTGCGAGGATCTCCCTTGCGTACTCATTAAGATATGAGGCCTGACCGCCACCCGACCAGGCATTGTTATATGTGACAGATACGCCACCGGATGCCTCCGATGTCACTCCGTAACTTTGAGCCACCGAATGATTGACCTGACTGGCAACCAGATCCTTTATTGCATCATCAGCAGCTCCTGCGACATATTCCACCTCAATGGGTGTTGTGGGCTCGGCGAACCTGTCAACATCCATGACAAGCAACATGCCGTTGCTGTCAAGGATGTATATAGGTTTGTCCTCACCGCCCACCTTGATGGATGTGATTGAACTCACAAACATCGCAGGAAGCTGGATCTGTACCCCGTCCTGCACGCGCGTGACCCTCTTGTCATAGACCGAGGTGGTCAATTTGCACGCCAGTGACGGGGCAACGTGCCAGCTGCAATAGCTACGGATTGCCTGTGATGCCGCCTTGATCGCCGGGGCAATGCGTACATCACCACTAAACCTGTTACCCGTGATAGCATTGTATTCCTCCGCTGTCAGCAGGTCAGGCAGACTGTTTTCTGTTGTGAGGGCATAGCCCCAGCGCGTCAATAGGCTCATTTTGTGCTCACTTTCCTTGCTTTGTTCACAGGCTTGATTGCTTTGTT